CTCGAAGCCATAGAGCACGGAGTGTCGAGCTTGTCGCTTAAAGTAGAAGCTATCCATGTGCGTTTGGGCGTCGTTGACGAGCATCTAAAATAGCCGTATTAAATCACACCACGACTTGTGGCCGTTAGTCACTCACCGAGTTGCGACCGTTAGCCGCAGGAGAAAGCGAAAATGGCAAACCCGAAGGACGTTGATGATGAAGAAATCAAGCTTCCCGATGAAGAAGAAGGGACAGATGCCGGACTCGATGACGACGAAGGCGGGGATGAAGCCGAAGCAGGGCAAGAACCTGAAGCAGCTGAAGCCGAAGAAGGGCTAGAGGACGAGCCTCCGCAACGCTCGCGCGCAACGCGGGCGGTTCAGGAGGCGAAGCGAACAGCGCGAGAGTCGGCAGCGCGGGCTCAGGCGTTAGAGGCTGAGGTAGCTCAGCTTCGCGCAGAGCGGGCGGCAAGAGAAGCCGCAGCGGCGCAGCCTAAGGAAGAGACACCGGAGCAGGAAGCTCAAAAGCTTGCTTCGATGACGATAGAAGAGAGGCTCGATTATAGGCTCGCGAAGTCTGAAGCACGGCACGCGCGCGAGATCGGCCTAGCGAATTTCAGGTCCGCGGACATGGCGGACAGGGCAACATACGAGGCGAAGGCGTCCAGTGATCCACGGCGCAAGCGACTTGCTAACGAGGTTGAGCAGCTGCTCACGTCAGAGCGGCGAGCTGGCCGCGACTTCCCGCGTGATACGATCTACTATTTCTTGCTTGGCCAGAAGGTGGAGCAAGGCGGGGCGGCGCGCGACAAGGCCGCGCGGGCCGGCGCGCAGCGTATCCAGCGTCAGACGGCGCGCGCTGACTCGGGCCGTAGTGATCGCGCTGCGCCTCGGCGTGGCGAGAGCGATCCGAACTCAATTGCAGCGTTGGAGAAGCGGCTCTCAGGAGTTTATATCTAAGCTCGGCGACTGTTCGCTGAGTCAACACAAGGCGAACGGTCATGCCCACTAACGTATCTGGTTCCTTCCAAGCCGACGTTGAAGCGTACATTGCTCAGACTACGTTGCCTCTCGCTAGAAGGCGCTTGGTTGTTTATCAGTTCGGTGACCCTCTGGAGCTGCCTAAGGGTCATGGTGTAACCTATCAGGCGGCGCGCTGGAACCGCGTTCCTCTTCCCTTCGCGCCATTGTCCGAAGGTGTTCCGCCGATCGGTCAGCAAATGACCGTGACGATGGTCAGCGCTGTTGCACTCCAGTGGGGTGATAAGATCACCCTTACGGACGTGGCGGAGATGACGATCAAGCATCCGATGTTCAAGATCGCTAAGGATTTGTGCGCCTTAGCCGTCGCCGAAACCTTCGAGAGAAATACATTTAACAATTTACAAGGTGGAACTCAGGTCAATTTCGTCAACACCCGCGGATCGCGCTTTGCGCTTCAGGCCGGCGACGTGATGAACCTGCACGAGATCAACCGCATGTACGGCGCCCTCGCTACGCTCGGCGCTCCGCGGTTCATGGGCGACGAGCAGACCAACACCAAGCTTGAAGCTGAGTCGGGCGGCGCCCGCGCTTCGAGCGACCCCCGCGGCATGCCGCACTACACCGCGGTCTGCCACGATCTGGCGTCGCAGGACTTGCGTGAGAACTCCACCTTCGTTCTGGCGTCTGCGTACAGCGATATCAACAAGCTTTACAACTCGGAGATCGGTGAGCTTGGCGGTATCCGCTTTACCGCGACGAACATGGTCCCGACATGGACCGGGTTTGCGCAGCTCGCTGGCACGCCGTCGAACACAGGCGGCGCGCTGACCGCCGCGGCCAGCCCCTACTTCATCGTCGTGACTGGCTCCGATACGCAGAACCAGTACGAGAGCTACCTCACGCAGGTGTCGGCTGGTATCACTATCGCGTCAGGTGTGGCCGGCTCCATCTCGGTCACTACGCCGAACGTCGCCGGCTTCACCTGGAACGTTTACATCGGCACGACCACTACGCCGCAGAACCTTGCCCTTTCCGCGAGCGGCCCGACCAGTGGCCCGATGCAGGGGCAGGCGACGCAGCTACCGAGCAACACCGCTGTGGTGCTCACCGGCATTGGCACGCCACAAGCACCGCCTTCGCCGGCCCCGACGGGTCAGACGATTTATCCGTGGTACGTCTTCGGGCGTGGCGCTTACGGGCAAGTCCAGCTGGACGATATCAAGTACAGCTACCTGGACAAGCCGGATAAGTCCGATCCGCTCAACCAGTTGCGCGTTGTCGGCTGGAAGGTCATGTATGGGACGATCCTCTTGAACGTCCAGTTCATGGGGCGTATCGAGTCAACGTCAGCCTTCAGCGCCACCTTCGGCTAAGGAGTAGTCATGGCCCTCTTAACGCTCGGGACGAACGCCACCACGACGCTGAGCGCTCTGCTCTACACTCGGAACCCGCCGAGTGTGGCGGATGTGGCGACGGTCAACGCGAACATTAAGAACGACCAGATCAACGGGCGCCCGGTTGTTCCTAACTCTTTTCGACAGGGGACGTTGTTTATCCCCAATCGCGGAGTGTTGCAGCTGGTGCCCGGTGACTATGTAGCCTACGACTCGCAAGGTTGGCCGATTCTCATATCGGCCAACTCCATCGCTAACGGACCCTGGACACACAGCTAATGGCGCGCAAAATCAGCCGGCCTATCCGCGACTCGCAGCAGGACGCCAAGCCCGCTCCGCCGCCCGAACGTATCCTTGATATGGATGCACTTCTCACCGATGCGGAGAAGGACGCCATTCGCGCCAAGGCGCGGCTTAAGATCGAAGCGCGAGACAAGCTCGATGCGGAAGAGAAGTTCCTTCGAGACGAGATGGATCGGCTTGACCGCGAGGCTCACCCGGAGATCGTGGACGAAATGGTGAGCTTCACGCCCGATCTTGCCGACTTCGCCGATGCGATCCGGCTCGACGGCAAGGTGTACCACCACGGCTATACGGCCGAGGTTCCCGCTAGCGCACTCGCTACGCTCTTGGACATTCAGTATCAGACGCACCGCCACGACTTCGAGATCACCAAGCGTGGCAGTACGAACGCCAACTTTTACCGACGCTCCCGTGAAATGTCGGTCAGCCTCGACACGGGCGCCGCCCATGCGGGCGGTCGACCAGTGAGGTTTTGATGGACTACGAGCAGTCAGCCAAAGTGACAGATACTCCCGCGATCGGCATTACGCTTCAGTACCCGCTTGATGAAGGCGCGGGGCGCAGCCTTGTCTTCCAGACTTTCGTCGCCGCCGATTGCGCGAGCCACGAACTGAACGGCGCCCTCGACAAGGTGCGTAAGGCGGCGGATCGGCAGCGCGCGATCGTCATCCTGCCGACACTGCGCGGCATGCTGGCGGACAAGGAACAGGCGATACACAACGCGACGGAAACTCACTTTGAAGCTGAGACGTACAAGGGCTTGCTCTTCAATAAGTGGGTGCAGGAGCACAAGGCGCAGGAGCGCCGCGGCGAACTCAAACTGTCATCGGCGCAGGTGGCTGAGCAAGCCAAGGTGGACCAGCAGATCGGCAGTTCAAAGAGCGCGATCGAAACGCTGAAGAAAGAGATCGTCATCTTTGAGCGCAGGGTCGCCGACGCTGAGAAGTTGATCGCGGAAGGGGAGTAATGCCCTACACCGCTACTCAGATTGTCACGCTGGCTACGCAGACCGCCAAGGTTCCAAGCTGGCTGACGCAGGCGGGGCAGCTGCTCAACATGGTGCTGAACGAACTCTGCACCGATTACAATCTGGCGGTGAATCGGAAGACGTTCAACTTCACTTTCAACTCAAGCGCCGGGATTAACTACGGCCCCTACACCCTGCCGACCGATTGGCTGCGCGCCGACAAGAACGATGTCTATTACACGATCCTCGGTGTTAAGTACGTGATGATCGCTGAGACGCTGGCGCAGTTCAATGCACAGGTCCAGCAGCCGGGGCTCGCGCAGTACCCTCAATATTTTGCTGTGGATAACTCACCTATCGCCACGGGCGCTGCGCCGGTCATGTACATCTGGCCGCCCGCCGCGGGCAGTTACCCGGTGACGGCGGTTTATTTTGCTCAAATGCCTGAAATTGCGAACCCTGAGAGCAGTTCGACAATCCCCTGGTTTCCGCTCCAGCTCTACATCCTTCGGCGGGTGACGGGTGAGCTTATGCTCATGAGCGGCGATGATCGCGCGCAGATGTTCCTTGGTGGCGAGACGCCGCAAGGCGGCAGCACGTTCCTCGGGGCGGCGGCGATTCTCCACCGCTACCTGAAGAATGAGGGTGACACGCAAGCGGTGAAGCAAGTCACGCTTGATCGGCGTTCGTTCAGCCCGAGCTGGCGAGACGCGCCGAACACCAAGACGATCGGCTGGTAAGTGGCCGCGCCGACCCCGCTTCGCGATACCTTCGTCAAGCGGTGGTCGCCGCAGGGCGTATCGGACAGCTTGGACGCGACCGAAGAATTTCCAGGCGCTTGCCAGTTCCTGACGAACCTAGTCCCTGACCCAACGACAAAGAATTTATGGACGCCGCGCCAAGCGGCCACACCAAGATTTAACTTCGCCAATTGCCCCGGCCTCCCTGGCGGGCATACTGCCGGCCCTTCCGTTGTCCACAAGGTGGTGGGCGACTTAGTGTATGGTCTGTTTCAGGACGTCACCAGTGCTGTTGATAGGCCGTACTGTTTTGATCTGGTCGCTAACGCTTTTCGCGTCGTTACAGGGACCGGGCAGACGCCAGCAACGGCGGTCAACTCCGCAGCGTTAGACTGGACGCCGCCCTCGGTCGATGCGATGGGTATATACCTAATATTCACACACCCTAATTATACCTCCCCAGCGTTCTTCGGCTGGATGGACATAACAACCTTCACTAGCCCTGTGTATTCTACCGGAGATACCGCAGCCGGTAGCCTGATCCTCTTCGCCACGGTAGGCAAGCCGTCGTGGGTTACGCAGTTCAACCAGCGGGCTTACTTCGTTGTCAACAGCATCTCCGGGGGAGCGCCT